TTTGCATGACGCTATGCAATGGCGCAAACTACAACAGAATTCTACTGTAAAGAAAAAAGTATCAAGCGCTAAACCTGTAGTGAGACCAGGTGCTAAAGATACAAAAGCGGAAGCCAGCTCTAATGTACGTAACTTACGTGATCAATTACGTAAGACAGGTAAAGCAGATATGGCTACAAAACTTATCGAACAAATGATCTAATTTACAAAGGAAAAAAATATCATGGCAGCATCAGCAACCAATAGCTACACCGGTAAAGGTATAGCGGAGTCATTCGAAGATATTATCTTTGATATTTCTCCAGAAGATACACCATTATTATCAATGGCAAAGCGCATGAGCGCCGGCCAAACTTATCACCAATGGCAAACAGACGCATTAGCAGCAGCAACAACTAATGCAAACGTTGAAGGTGATGACGCATCATTCGCAACATTAGCAGCAACAACTGTGTTAGGTAACTACACACAAATTTCACGTAAGACAGTTCAAATTTCTAACACTTATGACGTAGTACGTAAGTATGGTCGTAAGTCTGAAGTTGCTTACCAACTTATGAAAGCTGGTAAAGAACTTAAACGTGACATGGAATATGCTATTGTACGTAATCAAGCATCTTCAGCAGGTGGCGCAGCAACAGCTCGTACATCAGCAGGTATTGAGTCTTGGATCGTAAATAGAGTTATCGCTACAGGTTCTACATCTGGTACAACTCCTGGTTTCTCAGGCGGTACAGTTGCAGCTCCTACAGACGGTACTTCTGTAACATTTATTGAAGCAGACTTAAAGTCAGCTTTACAATTAGCTTGGACAGATGGTGGCGAGCCATCAACAATTCTTATGTCAGCAACTAACAAAGCACGTTTCTCTGGCTTTGCTGGTATTGCTACTAAGTTCAACAATGTTCAAGGTACAACACAAGCTACAATTACTGGCGCAGCAGACGTTTACGTTTCTGACTTCGGTAATCACACAGTTAAACTTGACCGTTTCATGAGAGATCAAGCTGTTCTCTGTATTGATCCTGGTTATGTTGGCTTAGCTTCTTTACGTCCTATGTCTAAAGAAGAATTAGCTAAAACTGGTGACAGCACAAAATGGTTACTCACAGCAGAGTACGCATTAGTGGTTCAAAACCCAGATGCACATGCTAAAGTACAAAATACAGGTGCTTAATAGCTAAGTAGTGATATAATGGAGGGAGTTAATTCTCCCTCTGTTATTTTTATATGCCAATATTATTTGATCACAATAGCGTAACAGGTGTAAGTCAGTACTTTGACTATGACCCAGCTAAAGATACATATTACCTAACTTCTACTCAAGATGTGAGTGGTATGTTAGACAGAATTAAACAAGCAAGAGATAACCCTGAAATATGGGATAAAGGTGTAAAACAAGAATGGGCGCACTTTGCTAGCATTCCTCCAGTAGTGGAAATGCAGTTAAAGTTAAAAGGTATAGATATATATAACCCAGATCACACCAAAGCATTAATTAAAGAAATAAACGAAAACTATCCATATCTCAAGTTGACTACAAAGAATGGATAAGGAAGCAAGACTAAAAGAATTAGTTAAGTCTTTTTTTGAAGACTATTTAGACTATACTGAAGTATCAGATAGTGATAATGAATTTCATCCTATATACATTTCATCATGCAGAGTGCTAATGACTGAAAAACTAGATAAAGTATTAACAGAGATGAGAGAGTTATCAGGTGCTAAACGTGATGATATTAAACAAGACTGGTCTTTTATAGACAAATGGTTTGATGACTATGGTCATACATTAGAGCCTAGAGAATTAGCAAGATGGGCTTACAGTAATGGTATGTGGCAACAAACTATAAAGACAATAGATGATAGTATATAGCGTTAAAGGTTTGTTCAGTAATTTAAAACGTGTAGTAAAGACAAGAACGTCTAATAGAAACAAAAGAGTTTACGATAGAATAGCTAAATACAGAAAAATATGGTTTCACTATAGGACTAGATGGACAGAGAAGAATTAAAGCAAGTACAGTTAGCTATACATGATCTCATACAAAAAGAACAGTATGAGACAGCACTTCCTATTATTAATGAAGTGTTAATGGTATATCCTAATGACGCTGCTACATTAAACTTCTTAGGTTATATCTGGCTTATGGGTGAGAAGCCAGCATTTGCTTATCAATACTTCCGTAGAGCATTACAAGAACAGCCAGGCAATAAAGCATTATGGACATCCTTGGGCCGTGCATGCCATGAGATGGATAACTTTGAAGAAGCGCTTAAATACTTTTTAAAGTCTGCTGAACTAGATCCTAATTACGCTATGGCATACTCTAATGCTTCAGCATCATTAGTTCAAATGTCACGTTGGGATGATGCAGAGAAGTCTGCTAAGATGGCCCTAGAATGCGATCCTAAAGAGATACACGCACAATTAAACCTAGCTCATAGCTACCTAGCAAAAGGTGAATGGGAAAAAGGTTGGATAGAATGGGATAAGTCACTAGGTGGTAAATTCCGTAAAGAGATAGTTTATAAAGATGAAGTTAAGTGGGATGGATCACCGGATAAGAATTTAGTTATCTATGGTGAACAAGGCCTAGGTGATGAAATATTTTATGCTTCATGTGTACCAGATGCTATAGCAATTAGTAAGAAAGTATACATTGAATGCGATAGTAGGTTAGAAACATTATTTCAAAGAAGTTTTCCAAATGCAGAAGTATATGGGACACGTAAAGAAGAAGATGCGAGGTGGGTAGATGATGCTACAATTGATGCAAGATGCGCAATTGGTGGACTACCTCAGTTTTTCAGACCAAACAGTAAGTCTTTTCCTGGGACTCCTTTTCTAAAAGCTGATCCTGAGAAACGTTTAATGTGGCGTGCATTGTTTGACTCATGGGGTAAAAAGGTTATTGGTATCACAACTAAAGGTGGTACATTCAGGAATAACTCTAAAGGCCGTACACTTACACAAGAAGACATTGAGCCACTATTAAAACTCAAAGATACTGTGTTAGTAAGCCTAGACTATAGCGTAGAACGCAAATTAGATGGTGTAAAATACTTTGAATTTGCAACAGACGCAAAAAATTATGACGATACTGCAGCATTAATTGCAGAATGTGACATGGTTTTAGGTGTAAATACTACAGCATTGCATTGCTCAGCAGCTTTAGGTGTAAAAACATGGTGTTTAGTACCTAAATATCACCAATGGCGTTACGGACAACCAAGCATGCCATGGTATCGCCACATGAGACTAATTTACCAAGACGATAGAACCTGGAAAGAAGTCATTGAGCAACTTAATTTCTAACGAATACAGAGAAATGCAGGCTAAACTGCATGAAAACCCTGGATATGGTGTAGCAAGTATTGCTTATGCACCTATTGTTGATGAAATTATTAAAAACCATAACATTACTAACTTATTAGACTATGGTGCTGGTAAATGTAGGTTAAAAGAAGCAATAAAATGTGTAGTAAATTACACACCTTATGAACCAAGTAACCCACTATGGAGTCAAACACCTGAACCATGTGAGTTTGTTACATGTATAGACGTTCTTGAACATATAGAACCAGAATTATTAGATAATGTACTAGATGACTTGCAAAGAGTCGTAGATAAATATGGGCTGTTTACAATACATACAGGCCCAGCACAAAAAATTTTACCAGATGGTCGTAATGCTCACTTAATTCAACAACCACTAGCATGGTGGAGTGAAAAATTAATTAAGCGTTTTACCATTCTAAAGCAAGTATCCATGGCTAATGGATGCCTTGTCTTTCTGAAAAAACTTTAAGGAAATTAAATGGCTTTAAATACCTACTCCAATTTTGTGACAGTAGTTGAAAACTATTTGGCTCGCACAGACTTAAGTTCACAAATACCAGACTTCATTCAAATGGCACAAATTAGAATGAGTCGTGACTTAAGAACTGAAAAAATGCTTAAAGTAGCTACTGCTACATCTACAGCAGGTGATGGCACAATAGCTTTACCTAGTGACATGTTAGAAGTAAGAGAGATACATGTACAAGGTAACCCAGTTATTAGAGTTGAATACCAAAGTCCTGATCTATTCTTTAAGAATGGTCAAACTACACTTTCAGGTATGCCATATTACTTTACAATGTTAGGTTCAGAGTTTCAATTTGCACCAATATTTGACTCTACAATGACTGTTCAAATACTTTATTATGGACAACCTACATTTATTTCAACATCAACAGCTAGTAACTTATATCTAGCTAATTACCCAGACGCTTTATTATATGCAACTCTAGCGGAAGCAGAGCCATACCTCATGAATGATGGACGTATTCAAACATGGTCAGCTTTATATGACAGAGCAATTGCAAACATTAAGACAAGCGACTTGGGCCAAACATACCCATACACTTCACTAAGCGTAACACCAAGATAAGGACAATATTATGGCAGAAATGAGCAATTACTTAGAGAACGCACTTTTAAATGCTACTCTAAATGGTACAACATACACAGCACCAGCTAATGTATATGTATCACTATGGACAACAGATCCTACAGATGCAGGTAGCGGTTCAGAAGTATCAGGTAACGGATATGCAAGAACTGAAATTACATTTGCTACAGCTTCAGGTACTTCAGGTCAAATATTAAATGACGCTGCAGTAGAATTCCCACAAGCCACAGGATCATGGGGAACAGTTGCATACTTTGGTATTAATGATGCTGCTTCAGGTGGTAACCTTTTATATCATTCACCATTAACTACTTCAAAAGCAATTGACACAGGCGACATTTTTAAATTCGCAGTAGGTTCAGTCTCAGTAACATTAGCTTAAGGTAAATTATGCCAGTACCAATGACGCTAGAGCAACTAGACGTTTATGGTAGTTTGGAAAATGTACCATATAGTTTAGATAATACATTTTATGATAATGGTACTACTATTTGTGGGCCATGGACACTAGATCAATTAGACGCATTTGGTAGTTTGGATAGTCTAGCTATTTCGCTAGATGATCCATTATGGACTAATGCAGCTTGTATTAATTTATCCACAGGTGCTATTACATCTGATGCAAGTGTAACAGGTAATGCAGTAAGACTAAGAACAAGCACAGGTGCTATTACCGGTGATGCCACAGTATCAGGAAATGGTATTCGTGTATCTACAGGTCAAGGTGCAATTACTGCTAATGCTCAATTAGAAGGTGAAGCATCAAGAATTACATTTGATAGTGGTGCAATTACAGGCTTTGCCACAGTCATTGGAGCAGGTAATAGGGTAGCAGTAGGGTCAGGTGAAATAAATGCGTTAGCAAGCGTTTCTGGAAGTCCTAGCGCTATTTATACAAGCTCTGGAGCAATAACAGCAGATGCTACTGTCACAGGAAATGGTGTTCGTTATAGACTATCTACAGGTTCTATTACAGGTGATGCCACAGTCACAGGTTCTGGTGACAGAATTAGAACATTTGACGGTTCTATAGAGGGTTATGCTTTATTAGTAGGCCTTGGTGGTGTTGAATATGCTGGTGATGGTGAAATTCTATGTACAGCAAGTTTAGTAGGTAACCCAAATTTTATACTATTGGGCCTAGGAAACATTACAGGCAATGCTACAGTAACAGGTTTAGGTAAGATATTAGGAGAAGAATGGTCTCCAACCACTCCAGGATCAGAGTCATGGAATGATGTAACACCAAGTAGCGATACTTGGACAGAAGTAACAGCAGGAGCTAGTTCATGGACTGATATTACTCCAAGTTCAGACACATGGACAGCATCAAGTTCAAGTAGCAATACATGGTCACAAATTTAATTACGAGGTAAAAAATGGCAAAAGATAAAATTAGTCAGTACGACTCAACAAGTGCTGGCGCAAACTTAAACACAGACATTGCAGGTATTGATATTGATGAAGGATGCGCACCTTCAGGTATAAATAATGCTATTAGAACTCTAATGGCACAAATTAAAGACTTGCAGTCAGGTGTAAGTGGAGACACTATTCCTCTTACAGCAGGTGGTACAGGTTCAGGTACAGCATCTTCAGCTAGATCAGCTTTAGGTCTTGCTATTGGCACAGACATTCCAAGTTATACAGGTACAAATACATTTACACCTAAACAAATATTTACAGGTACATCTTCAGTATTAGCATCTAAATTTACAAACGCTTTAGAGGTGGTGACAGTATCTGCAACTGCAGCCACAGGCACTATTAATTATGATGTAACTACACAGTCTGTGTTATACTATACAACAAATGCAAGTGCGAATTGGACTGTAAATTTCAGAGGATCAAGTGGCACATCTTTAGATACAGCTATGGCTACAGGTGAAGCTATCACAGTTGTATTTTTAGTATCACAAGGTGCAACTGCATATTACAATAATGCAGTCACTATTGACGGTTCATCTGTCACACCTAAATATCAAGGTGGCACAGCATGGTCAAGCGGTAATGCTTCAGGAATTGACGCTTACTCATATACTATCGTGAAGACAGGTTCAGCAACATTTACAGTATTCGCAGCTCAAACACAATTCAAATAGGAATTAACAATGTCATTATTGTCAAGACTAGCCGTACAAGCCGCAAGAGCTTATGGTATTCTATCAGCCGCAGATAAAACTAAAGTAGTATCTGACTATCTCGTAGTAGCAGGTGGTGGTGGTAGCGGAACTACAGGAGGTTCATCTTATGCTCATGGTGGTGGCGGTGGTGGTGGTCTTTTAACTTCTACGTTTACATTATCTACATTAAATACATACTCTATTTCTGTAGGTGCAGGTGGAGCTACAGCAACATCAGGTTCTAATTCAATTATATCTGGCACAGGTCTTAGTACAGTAACTTCAACAGGCGGTGGTCGTGGTGGCGATAGTTCACAAGTAAATGGCGCAAATGGAGGTTCAGGCGGCGGAGGTAGCTCCTCTTCTGGTGGAAATGGGACTGGCGGAACAGGAACTGTAGGCCAAGGAAATAATGGTGGTACAGGAACAAATAGTGGTAGTACAGCAGGTGGTGGTGGCGGTGGAGCAAGTGCAGCAGGCACAAATGCTTCAGTTAGTAGTAGCCCTGTTCCAGGCACAGGTGTTGGAGGTAATGGTGGTAATGGTTCTGCTTCTTCTATATCAGGTTCATCTGTAACTTATGCTGGCGGTGGCGGAGGTGGAGGCGGATATTCAGCCAATGCTGGAACAGGCGGTAGCGGAGGTTCTGGTGGCGGTGGAGCAGGTAGCGGTTCAGGTTCAGGCACAGCAGGAACTGCTAATCTTGGCGGTGGCGGAGGCGGAGGTTACACCTAAATTCGTAGGTGGCACAATTACTACTTCAGGTGGTAAACAAATACACACATTCACATCTTCAGGCACATTAAGCCCTATTACACCTATTACAGCTAGTTATTTAGTAGTAGCTGGTGGTGGTGGTAGTGCTAGACAATTAGGCGGATATGCAGGTAATGGTGGTGGAGGTGCTGGTGGACTATTATCAGGCTCAACAACTATTTATTCAGGTGCAACCTATGTTGTCACAGTCGGTGCTGGTGGTGCAGGAGGCACTACTTCAGGTGTAGCACCAAGTGGCAGTAATTCAGTATTATCAGGAACAGGCTTAACGACATTAACTTCTACAGGAGGCGGTGGTGGAGGTGGTTCTACAGGACCAGGTGCTAATGGTGGTTCAGGCGGTGGTGGTAGTGGTGAAGGCACAAGAGCTGGAGGCACTGGCACAAGCGGACAAGGTAATAATGGTGGTAATGGTGTAAACGCTGGTGGTGGTGGCGGAGGTTCAGGAGCTGCAGGTTCAGTAGCCGTTACAATTACAGGCGGTGGTGGCGGTGTAGGAACTTCATCTAGCATTTCAGGCACAGCTACATTCTACGCAGGTGGTGGAGGCGGAGGTGCTTATTCATCAGGAACAGCTGGCACAGGAGGTAGCGGTGGTGGCGGTAATGGTGGTGCTGGAACAAGTAATACAGGTAATACACCAGGAACTGCAAACACAGGTGGTGGTGCAGGCGGAACAGCAGGTGACCCAGCTACTGCAGTTAATGGTCAGTCAGGTGGCTCTGGTATCGTTATCATCTCATACGCTGGATCACAAGTATTTAATGGAGGTCTAGTCACATCATCAGGTGGTAATACTATCCACACATTTACTTCTACAGGTGCTTTAACACCATTAACAAATAACCTAAATAACTCTTTAAGGTTTAGAAGTAGTGCGAGTGCATACTTAAATAGAACACCTACTGCTACAGGAAGCCAACAAAAATTTACTTTATCTACATGGGTAAAATTAGGAAGTTTTGCTACAGGCGTAGATAAATTTATTTGGGCAAGTGCTGATAATGCAGCGGCTGGGGTTAATCCATCATTATTATGGAAAACTTTTAGCGGAACATACACATTTATTTTTGATTTAGGAACTGGTGGAGGGCTTACAACCACTCAAGTATTTAGAGACCCTTCAGCTTGGTATCATGTTGTTATAAATGCAGATACTACTCAAGCAACAGCTGCAGATAGAATGAAAATGTATATTAATGGAAACCAAGTAACTGCATTTTCATCAGCAACATATCCAACTCAAAATACTAATATATTAATAAACACACCTTCTTATCCAGCAAGAATAGGCGGAGTTCTTCTTACAAGTTCTACTGATAGGTTTTTTGATGGCTACATGGCTGACATTAACTTCATTGACGGTCAAGCACTAGAACCCTATTACTTTGGGAATAATGACGCTAATGGTGTATGGAAACCTATCCTATATAAAGGAACATACGGAACTAACGGTTATTACCTAACATTTGGCAACACAACATCCACTACAACATTAGGCTATGACAGTTCACCTAATGGCAATAATTGGACTACTAACAATATTAGCTTAACTGCTGGCACAACGTATGATGCTATGACAGACGTGCCTACTAATACAAGTGCGACTGTGGCTAATTATGCTGTGTTAGACCCATTAGACCCAACAACATCAGGTAATATGACATTGTCTAATGCAAACTTAACCATGACAACTTCTGCGGCTAACAGAAGTCGTTTATCTACAATTTATGTTCCAAGTGGAAAATGGTATGCAGAAGTAACATTTACTACAGCATCAGGAAGTTTAAGCGGATGTATGGTAGGTTTATGTAGGTCAGAAGATGCAACAAGTGTAGTTGCTTCTTATTTAGGTAGCTCTACAAATTCATACGGATACAATCAAGGTGGTGATAAATATAATGCTGGTAGTGCAACTGCTTATGGTGCTTCATATACTAATAATGATATTATAGGTATTGCTTTTGATGCAGACGCTGGAACAGTTACTTTTTATAAAAATAATACAAGTCAAGGAACAGCTTTTACAGGTTTATCAACTTCTAGTTTATGGTCTATTGGTGTTTCATCAGGTATTTCTAGCACTAGTGCAAACATTGTTTCTAACATTAACTTTGGACAACGCCCATTCTCTTACACACCACCTACAGGCTTTGTAGCACTAAACACATTTAACCTTCCTACACCTACTATATTGCAAGGTAATAAGTATATGGATGCAACGCTATATACACAAAATGGTGCAGCGTCTAATGTTATTGTTAATGCTGGTCAGTTTAAACCTGACTTGGTATGGATAAAGAATAGAGATACTGCTGGCACATGGAATAATTTAGTTGATAGTGTTCGTGGAGGTTCAAAAACATTATATTCTAATGCTACTAATGCAGAGGGAACAGATAACTTTATTAATACCTTTAACTCTAATGGCTTTACTTTAAACATTGGTGATAGTGGAACTAATAATACTGCTGGTAGAACTCAAGTAGGTTGGCAATGGCAAGCTGGTCAAGGTTCAACATCATCTAACACTTCAGGCTCTATTACGTCTACTGTATCTGTAAACGCAACTGCTGGGTTTAGTGTGGTATCTTGGACTGCTAATGGAGTAAATGGTGCTACTATAGGTCATGGTCTTGGTGTTGCACCAGCTATGATGATATTTAAAGAAAGAAGTGCAGCAGGAAATAATTGGTCAGTTTATCATAAATCTATTGGCAATACAGGTCGCGTATTTTTAGACTTAACAAATGCAACATCAACAAGTGTTACTGCATGGAATAATACAAGCCCAACATCAACTGTATTTACTGTGGGAACAAGTGCCGCATTAAACACTAACGGCTCTACAATGGTTGGTTATTGCTGGGCAGAAATAGCAGGGTTTAGTAAGTTTGGTTCTTACACAGGTAATGGTTCTACAGATGGTCCGTTTATTTATACAGGGTTTAGACCAAGTTATATATTGTTAAAAAGAACTGATGCTGCAAATGTATGGTTAATTGGTGACTCAAAAAGAGATGGATATAATTCTGCAAACCCATCTGCAAATAAACAATTACAAGCACAAGCAGCAAACACAGAAAGTAATTTTGACATAGACTATTTATCTAATGGTTTTAAGTTAAGAAATACAGACTCATATTTAAATGCTTCAGGTGGAACTTACATCTACGCAGCCTTCGCAGAAAACCCATTTAAAAACGCTTTAGCAAGATAACAGGAGAAAACATGGCACATTTTGCACAATTAAACGATGAGAACTTAGTAACACAAGTAATTGTAGTTGCTAACCAAGACACAGCCGACCAAGACGGTGTAGAGAACGAAGCTATTGGCATTGAGTTCTGCACTAACTTACTTGGTGGTCGCTGGAAACAAACTTCATACAACGGTAACATTCGTAAAAACTACGCAGGTATTGGCTATAAATACGATGCAGAGCTAGACGCATTTATACCACCACAACCCTATGCTTCATGGACTTTAAATGAAAATGCACAATGGAAAGCACCTGTAGACTATCCTACAGGCGGTAAGAGATATACTTGGAATGAAGAAACAACATCTTGGGACGAAGTAACAGTTTAAGGAAAATGAATGGCTACTCAAAGAATAGCGTTTACGGAATGGTTGCCGGATCAACCTACGACTACTGGAGTATTACTAGAAGCCAATAACGTCTATCCTTTGACTATTGGTTATGGCCCATTTCCTTTATCTGCTGACTATTCTACTGCTGCAAGTGAAAACCTAAATAACGTAACTGCTGCTAAATTTGAATTAAGCACAGTATTATTTGCAGGCGGTCAAACTAAATTATTTAAGTTTAACCCAGCTACTGCAGGTTTAGTAGATGTAAGTAAGTCAGGTGGTTATTCTAGTGCAGATCGTTGGAGCTTTGTACAGTTTGGTAATGCTGTATTAGCTTCTAATAATGACGATAAAATACAAGCATGGTACGTAGGAGCTTCTAGTGCTTTTGCAGACGTATCTGCTACAGCTCCTATAGCTAAATACATTACAGTAGTTCGTGACTTTGTAGTAGCTGCTAATATAAATGGCACACCTAATAAACTACAATGGTCAGATGTTAATGACGAAACAGACTGGACTTCAGGTGGTGCTTCACAAGCCGACTATCAGATAATTGCCGAAGGTGGTAATATCACAGGTATTACTGGTGGTGAATTTGGTATCGTTCTACTAGAACGTGCTATTTACCGTATGTCATATATTGGTTCACCGTTATTCTTCCAGTTTGACGCTATCTCACGTAATTTAGGATGTAATACGCCAGGATCAGTAACACAATATGGCCCTAATACATATTTCCTAGCGGATGATGGTTTTTATATGTGTGACGGTACTAATGTTATGAACATTGGTAATGATAAAATAGACGAATACTTCTACGAAAATATGGCTTTAGCACAACAAGACACTATTAGTGCTGCTATTGACCCAATTCGTAATATTGTAGTATGGAATTATCCTAATACTAACGGTGGAAGATCACTACTTATTTACAATTGGCTAATTAAAAAATGGTCATCTGCTGACACTACAGTAGACTATATTGTATCTCTAGCGTCATCCTCTATCACATTAGAAGGTTTAGATGCTTATGGCACTATAGACTCACTTCCTGCATCTTTAGACTCACGTGTTTGGTCAGGTGGTAAGTTCTTATTTGGTGGTGCAGACGGTGCTAAAATTGCTACATTTACTGGTTCTAACTCCACAGCATCTATAGTAGTGGGTGAAATGGAATTTGGATATAACTCTGTAGTCACTAATGGTAGAGCGCAAGTTGATAACGGTGCTGTGACTATGGCCATTGCATCTCGTAAAGAATTAGATGATGCAGTTAATTATAAACCTACAGTTACACAAAATTCAGATGGAAGATGTCCATTAAGGTCTTATGGTCGTTATCACAGAATTAGAGTGACACCTACAGGCACATGGACACATGCTATTTCTGTAGACGTAGACTATACACAAAGCGGTGGTAGATAATGTCTAGGGACATGTATCGTAAACTGAATTGGCAAGGTGGTACGCCAAGAGAAGTTTCAGAAGTAGTAAACAATTTAGTAGAAGGTAAGTCTAATAACACAGGAGAAATTACTTTAGCAGCAGGTGGTGCTACTACTACAACTATCTATGATGAACGTATAGGTTATAACTCAGTCGTATTATTAATGGCAACTACTGCTACTGCTGCAGACGCTGCTAATACTGCATTACCTTATGGTGCATGGCAAAATACTACAACACATAGTGCTGCGTTAGCTAATACAGCTTATCCTATTGACTTAGATACTACAGACTTTCAAGAAGGTATAGAGTTATTAAGTAATTCACATTTAAAAGTACTATATTCTGGTATTTACAATATACAGTTTAGTCTTCAACTATCTAGTTTAGATAATGCAACACAAGACGTAGACGTGTGGTTTAGAAAAAATGGTGTTGATATACCTAGTTCTAATAGTCGTTTTGGTTTAGCACCTAGAAAGTCTGCTTCAGACCCATATAACGTTATTGCTGCACTTAATTACTTTGCTACATTAGCTGCTAATGACTATATAGAAGTCGTATGGAGTACTACAAGTACTAACGTGACTATTACAGCATTTACTAGTTTAACTTCACCTACAAGACCTAATATTCCTAGCGTTATTATAACTATGGACTATATATCTGGTGATGGTTATTCTTCTAATTTATTTGGCGGTGTTTGGATAAGTTCTACTACTAAAGGTAGTGCAGTTATCACACATCCAGCTAATACTTTAACTACAAAGACATACAGGTATTTAGTCGTAGCGTGATATAATTTTAGGATGATATTACACTACATACCTAAAGATAAATTAAGAGAACATTGGGACTACATTAAACACGGTTTAGAGTTAATAAGAGCAAAAGGTCATAATGAATGGATAGTAGAAGACATTTATTGTGACTGTTATGAGCAAAGATCAATGTTGTTTTTAGGCATTGTAGACAATAAAGCAGTAGGTTTTGTAGTACTTCAACCAATAGGCAATGCTCTTCATGTATGGGCCACATGGTCAACATTGTATGATGAGTCATTATTTCACCAAGCATTTCAAGAAATACAAGCAATAGCAAAACAAGGCGGTAAGTCTAAAGTTACATTTACATCTGCAAGACGTGGATGGGAACGTAATGCTAGAAAAATGGGTTTTAGACCTCAAACATGGGAATATACACTTTAAGGAAAGCAATATGAAATTACTGAATTTATCTAATTGGCTTACAGGTTTAGTTGAGTCATTTACATTTTATGGTGGCGGTGGATCAGGAGGCGGAGGTAGTGGTACGTCTACTACTAAGTCTGAATTAGATCCTACTGTAAGACCATTCGTAGAATATGGTTTACAAGAAGCTAAAGGCCTATACCAACAACCTGGCCCAGAATATTTCCCTAGTCAAACTTATGTCAGCCCATCTCAACAAACTACTTTAGCATTGCAAGCAGCTCAAAATAGAGCATTAGCAGGTAGTCCATTATCACAAGCAGCTCAACAACAACAATTAGGTACAGTTCAAGGTCAATATTTATCTGCTGGTAACCCATACCTAAGTGCTGCATTAAGAGGGCCTACACAAGAAGCTACACAAGCATATAATGACGCTATTAGAGCAGCACAAGGTACTGCGTCTTTAGCAGGACGTTATGGTTCAAATGTATCTGCTGACATTCAAAACAGAGCAGCACAAACATTGGCTAATACATTAACTAATAAATATGGTGATCTTGCTTATGCTAATTATGCAGGTGAACGTGCAGCGCAACAAGCCTCTGCATTTAACGCACCTCAAATGGCTGCTGCTGACTATGCAGATATTCAACAATTAGCTAACGTAGGTAAAACTACAGAAAACTATCAACAAACAGCACTACAAGCTGCTATTGATAAGTTTAACTTCGAACAAAACAAACCATATCAAAAACTTCAAGCATACCTTGGCGCAGCTTATGGCGCTCCTGTTGGTCAAGTATCTACTACACAGTCTCAACAAAGTGGCGGTGGTAAGATAGTATGTACTATGATGAATGAACAGGCTTATGGTTTCGGATCATTCCGTAATGCAATTTGGCTCAAACATTCAGCTAACATGCCAAACGCTAAAGTATACGAAAAAGGTTATCACACACTATTCTTACCATTAGTAGACTTTGCTAAAGGTAATGGTAAACTTAACAAAGTAGTACGCAATGTATTAGCACATATTGCTAGACATAGAACTGCTGATATTTATAAACAAATGCGTGGGAATAAGAGAGACACATTAGGTCGTATTTATCGTGCTATCTTAGAGCCTATTTGCTATTTAGTAGGAAAGGTATCTTAATATGGGTATGCCAACATTAATAGGCGCTGGAGTAGGCGCTGTAGGTTCAGCAATTACCGGACAAAGCCCTCTTAAAGGTGCTTTACTAGGTGGTGCTACAGGTGGTTTATTTGGTGGTTCAGATAGTTTACTAGGCGGTAAAATTGCTGATATGTTCTCTAGTGGAGTAACTCCAGGTGTATCACTTGGCGCAGACGCTGCAGGAACTGCAATTGCTCCTGGCATGGGTATTAATAATTTGTTTAGTCAAGTTCCAACAACAGGAGTAGGTACTAATTTAGGTGCTATTGGAAGTAAAGCAATACCTGCAACTACAACAACTGGCGCATTTGCTGACGGTATTAATTTAACTACAGCAAACTTAGCTGGTGGTGCTACTGGCATTCCATTAGGCGCTATGGATACATCTAAAATATTTAATTACACACCTCCAACAGCCATGGACAAAATAACAGGCGTTGGTACTATGGCATCTGACTGGGCGCAAGCTAACCCTAGCCAAGCTATTGGTGCAGGACTACAAGGTTATCAAGCATTAAACCAACCAGCTCCTCCACTTAATTTACCAGTAGCTCCTGCAGCTCCCATTACACAAAGACCAGCTCCATCATTTGGCTTAGGTCAAGATGAAAAACTTTTAACTAGACTATCACCTAGCTATGGTGGTTTACAAGTTTATGGAAGGTATTAATTATGGCACTATTTGATACAGGAACTGGTTTAGGTAATTTGTTTAGTGGCATGAATATATTTGGTGCTAGACAACCTGAATACTTAAGCGGTTTATTAACTTCTACTCAACAAGAACAGTTAAAAAACCAAGCATTATTATCTGGTCTTATTGGAGCAGGAGCTACTTATTTAGCTACTCCTAAAAACCAAGGCTATGGCTCACCTATACCATATCTTGCTAAGTCATATTTAGGTGGTATGCAAGCATCACAAGGTGCTTTTAATACAGCAACCGAAAATGAAATGAATAAACTTAAGATCCAAAAAGAATTAAGAGATGCTCAATTAGACTATCTAAAAGCATTGCCTACGGATGTACGTGAGTTTCAGTTTGCGCAAGAAAACCCTCAATTTCTTGAATATGCTAAAACAATGGCTAACCTTAGAGCGCCAAAAACTAATGTGGTTACTAACGTATCTAATAAAGAGTTTGCATCTAATGTTATTAAAGACCTTGAAGGTAGTTTAAATGCTGGTATGGATGCACAAAGCACATTGCCAACATACTCATCAATGAGAAATTTAATTAACGAAGGTGTAAGAACAGGTACTGGTGCTGAAGCAGCTAAAACAATTTCTAAGGCAGGCCAATTACTTGTACCAGGCTTTAATGTTGAGTCTACTTCTAAACTTGAACAGTTTGACTCATTATCTAAAGGCGTTATTATTCCTCAAGTTAAAAAACTTGGAGCTAACCCAACTAATACAGACTTACAATTTATTGTTGATTCAGCTCCTAATATTGGTAAAACACCTGAAGGTAACTTATTACTTATCAACGCACTTGAAATTGGCGCTAAACGTGATGCAGCTCTTGCAGAATGGACAGCAGACTGGCAACTTAAAAATGCTAGCCTTATTGAAACAAGTCCATCACAAGCTAGAGCTAAATTGTTTAAAGACAAAATGGCATTTACTAAAGACTTACAAGCTAGAACTGCTCCAGATGTACTTGCTATTAAGTCACAATTGCCAGGCATGGTTCAAAGCAATACAGGCGTTATTAAAAACAAAAATATCTTATTCAAATAATTAAGGAATAGAAATGGCTCAAGATCCAAAAGCAGTCATACAAGAACTGTATTTTGACTTATCTGCTGGTAGAGACCAAGGTAATTTAAGTAAGCAAGGTGAAACAGTTTTAAATGCTATTGAGACTGGTGTAGTGACACCACAAAGCATTGGACAGTATTTACAAGGCGCTACATTAAATTTCTCAGATGAATTGCTAGGTACACTTAACTCTGTCTTTGGAAAAAAGCCTGGTGTTATTTCTAAAGCAGCTAAAGAAGCAGGATACGGTGAAATTACGCCTAGAGAAGCTGGTGTAGGTTTAGAGCGTTTAGCACTAGAGCAAAGAGCTTCAGAAAAGCCAATTAGATCTATTGGTGAACAAGTAGTAGGTGGTGCTATTCCTGCCATTATTAGTAAAGGTACTACAGCTCCATTAACATTGGGTAAAGCTGCTTTACAAGGGTTTAAGTCTGGTGCAATTGGTGGTTTTGGTGCAGGAGAAGGTAGTCCAACAGAACAATTAACTTCTACAGCAATTGGCGGTGTAGCTGGTGGTGCAGCAGCTCCTGCATTACAATTAGGTGCTAGAGTTGTTAAAAATGTATCTCAACCTATTATTAAGTCTATGTTTGCTGATCCAGATGTAACAGGTTTACAAGCTGGTAGAAACCTTGTCAAAGAAGCATTAAAGTCTGATGTAGGTTCAGTAGATGAAGCTATTAATACAGTACTTCAAAATGCCGGCAAACCATATACATTAGCTGATATTGGCCCTAATACTAGAGCTTATTTAGATGCAGTAAGTCTTATTCCATCACCAGCAAAACAAACAGCCAAGAAGTTTTTAGAACAACGTGATAAAGGTCTTTCAGCACGCTTAACTTCAGACTTGCAAGAAGCATTTGGTACTACAGCATCATTCTTTGATGAGTTTAATGCACTTAAAGCAGCTAGAACTGATCTAGGTAAAAAGATGTATGAGAATGCTTTTAAAAAGCAAGTGCCAGTTAATAGAGAACTTACAGACTTATTAGGCCGTCCAAGCGTACAACAAGCGTATGCAAGAGGTGTTAATATTGCACAAGAAAAAGGTATTAAAGTACCTAATGTAGTAGTAAATGCACAAGGTCAGTTAGTCACAGCAGATAATAAACTTGTACCTGCAGTAGATACAGAGTTTTTACACTTTGTTAAAATGGGTTTAGATGATCTTGTATATACAGGCAAGTCACCATCTAGTGGCATTGGTAATACACAATTAAACTCTATTAAAGATACTAGAGCGCAATTCTTAAACTATATTGATAAGAATAACCCATCTTATAAGTCAGCACGTAATTACTGGGCAGATGACACAGCTACTATGGATGCAATGCAGTCAGGTAGAACATTCTTAAAGTCTAACCCAGACCAATTAAAAGCTGATATTAAAAAGATGTCTACATCTGAAAAAGAAGCATTTAGACTAGGTGCTATGTCTGATCTTATTGAGCGTGTAGGTGGACAGTCTACAGATACAGTTGTACCTATGACGGCTAACGTAGCACGTAATATTCTTAAAGATCCTAAACGTGTAGCGCTTATTAAAGCTACTTTCCCAGATAATGAGTTGGGCCAAAACAAATTTAACCAGTTTATTAAAAACTTCCAAACAGAAATGGAAATGAAAGCTACATCTGGTCAAGTATTAGCTGGATCACAAACAGCAGCAAGACAAGAAGCAGCTAAAGCAGTACGTGGCACTATTGCACAAGAAGCACCAAATATTGACGCACAAAACTTAATATTTAATGCTCTTAAAATGGATGCTACACAAATGAACGAACAGCAACTTAAGTCAACAGCTAACGAAGTAGTAAAGATATTGACTGAGACTGATCCTGCAAGACTACAAACTATTGCTAGAGAACTTACTACACGCAGACCATCTGAAGTTATTTCAGACGTATTAACTAGAGGTGGAAGAGGACTTATTAGTCCATATACCACAGGTGGCATTGCTGGTAAGTTTGGCGCTACAACTCAACAAAGATACTTCCCAAGTATCTTAAATAGTCAATAATGAAGGAATTAGTAATGAGTGAGATCGACCCATTTAAATACGGACAACTCGTAGCTCAAGTAGAGCAAATGGAAAAGAAAATAGACAAGTTAGAAGCAGGTATGGATGAACTACTAGCTTTAGCTAACAAAAGCAAGGGTGGCTTTTGGGCAGGTATGACTATAGCTTCATTTATCGGTGGCTTATTTACATTTGTCATGCACAACTGGCTTGGCAAATGACATTCATTAATGAGAATAATATAGCGAATTTGTACGATACTCTTATACAATTTCCTGTATTTGATGAATATAAACTACCGCCTGCATCTAAAGTAGACTTCGTAGTAGTGCATGACGATACTATATGCGGACAATATGAGCCGCCTGAAGCTGGTGAACCTCATGTTATTACTATATCTACTGCAAAGTGTGGACATTTAGATACAGTTATCAAAACTATCTGTCACGAAATTATCCACATGATATGCTATCTTGAAGCACCTAAAACAGATAAATATACAAGTCACAAAGGTTTATTCTTAAAACTACAAAAGAGAGTAGCTAACACACTTGGCTACGATCCTAAAGAATTATAAGGAGAATATCATAGACCCAATAACAATATTATCTGCTTTTGCACCAGTTGCTGTAGACTTAGGCAAGTCACTTATTAATAAATTTATAGCACCTGACCAATTTAAACCAGCTACGATAGAACAGTATGTCAAGATGAAACAAATTGACCTAGACTTCTTTAAAGTGATGAATGAAGCTGGTGGTGGTAACCCATCATACTTATGGGTAGAAGCTATCATAAGACTTATGCGACCAGCTATTGGTTTATTAGTTTTAACAACATGGGCTACTATGCACCTTAACGGTACAGCAACATCTGAAGTAGATAACTTTGCAAGTGCAGTTGGTTTCTATTTATTCGGTGAACGTTCATTATTACACATTAAAAAGAGTGTTAAATGATAGTATTAAACATACTTAACTTTATCGGTTTAGCTATACTTAAATTATTAGTCGTATGCCTATTATTCGTAGCTATGGGCTTCTCTATTCTATTTATGTATGCTATGCAATATCTCACACAAGCTCTTACTTATATAGACAAAAATGTTAATTGAAGTAAACAGGTTTGAGTTTAAAGATACACACACTATAGGCAAGATGTATATAGACGGTGTATATGAGTGTTACACGTTAGAAGATGTAGTCAGAAATGGCACTAAAGTCATAGGTAAGACTGCTATTCCTACTGGTGAATATAAAGTAATTATAGACGCATCTGTACGCTTTAAACAAGATATGCCACATATACTAGACGTTCCTAACTTTACAGGTGTTCGTATTCATTCAGGCAATACATCTGCACATACTGAAGGATGTATATTAGTAGGCACTACATGGTCAGGTAAAGACTTTATAGGGAACTCTAAAGCAGCTTATAAAAAGTTTTTTGAAAAGCTCAAGCAAGCTAAAACAGCTACAATTAAAATATGCTAGAGTATATTATTTGTGATGCGCTATGCTTTATAGACAATTTTAAGCTATTGATAATGGTAGTAATTTTATTATTAGTGTACAATAGACAAAACAACCATCAAGGATAGTTATGTCTAAATATAAGTCGGTATTAGTAATATCTGATCTTCACATTCCTTACCATCATCCAGACGCATTTACATTTTTAAAAGCACTAAAAAAACAATTTAAGTTTGACCATGTAGTAAATATAGGTGATGAATTAGATCATCATGCTATATCTATGCACGAACATAACCCAGACTTATATTCAGCAGGCCATGAATTAGAACAGTCTAAAAAATACATTAAAGAATTAGAAAAGATATTCCCTAAAATGACATTGGTTCACAGTAACCATAGCTCATTAGTTTATAGACGTGCATTAAAACACGGCATGCCTAGAGGATACCTAAAAGACTATAACGAGTTTTTAGGCGTTGGAAAAGGTTGGGAATGGGTAGATGATCATACAATAACCCTAAGTGATAACTCCAGATGTTTCTTTACACATGGGCTTGTTGCAGACGTTTTAAAGGTAGCCCAGCAGTATGGAATGAATACAGTCCAGGGCCACTACCACACTAAATTTAGTATTGGATATTACAGTAACCCAGATGCACTAATTTGGGGTATGCAAGTAGGATGTTTAATACATCAAAAGTCTATGGCGTTTGACTATGCCAAAAACTTTAAAAGCAGGTTCATTGTAGGATGTGGTGTCATTATCAATGGACAGCCAAAACTTATGCCTATGGTTCTTAACACAAACGGTAGGTGGATCGGAAAAATAGTATAGAAAGGTTTATCATGCAAATTCAGCCATTAATTGATCAATTGGTCGGAGATAAAATTGTAGAGGCTGAAGCGTATTTTGATG